GCTACCTGGACTACCAGCGTGAACTACAGGAGGAGGCAAACAGGCGAGCAGCACGGCGCCGATAAACTGAGGCCACGGTGACAAGCGATCGTGGCCCAGTACAGCGTCGATATTGTCGCCAAGGCGCTAGGCGGGGCAGAAATTGACAAACTCGCCAAGAGCTTCCGCAGTGTTGATCAGGCTGCGGTTAAAACACAGAAAGGGGCAGATGGCGCAGCGAATGGCATCCGCGCATTGCGGCCTGCAGCAGGCGAAGCGGCGACAGGGATGCAAGGTCTTGGTGCTGCCATCCAGGCGGCGCTAGGACCGATTCTTGCTGTTAGCACGGCACTTGCTGTGCTGAAGAAGGGTATCGATACAGCATTTGAGCGCGGCGCTGCCGAGCAGAAGATTAGGAACTTCACCGATAGCGCAGGCGAATATTCTGCGGCGTTGGCCGTGGCATCAGATTCGGCTCGCAAGTTTGGCATTAGCCAGACCGAGGCGACTGCAGCGCTGGGTGATGTGTACGGTCGTCTGAAGGGGTTGGGTTTCGGCCTGAAGGAGACCAGCGAGATCTACCAAGGCTTCAATGCCATCGCGATGCAATCGGGCACGACGGCGGAGGATGCGTCAGGGGCATTCTTGCAGCTGAGCCAGGCGCTAGGCAGCGGCAAGCTGCAAGGTGACGAATTGCGCTCCGTGTTGGAGAGAATGCCGCAGCTAGGCCAAGCGATTGCCCAGTCGATGGGTGTTAGCGCGGCAGAGCTGCGCAAACTGGGCCAAGAAGGAAAGCTGACTAGTGAAGAGATATACAAGGCGTTGTCCCAGGCAGCAGCTGGGGCGGGCGAGCTAGGCAGCAAGCTGAATGAACAGCAGTCAGCGTTTAAGACACTCGGGCAAGTCTCGGATCAGCTGCTGAACAGCATCGGCGAGGTGTTCGGCCCTGTGGTGACTACTGGTGCTCAGCTGCTGGCGGAGTGGGGGCAAAAGCTGGCCGACTGGTGGGGATACCTCGGCGATCAGGTTTTCCCAAAGGTTGTATCTGCGGTTGAACCGCTCCGTGCGGCGCTGGCCGATGCGTTTAAGGATGTTGACATCGGCGCGATCACGTCGTTTCTGCAGAATGTCCTGATCAAGGGCTTTCAGCTTTGGCTGGTTGTAATTGGCAACGTCGCTAAGGCATTGGCTGGCGTTGTGAACTGGTTTAAGCAGCTCAGTCAGAACCCCATCATCCAGACTTTGGTCAATACGATGGGCGCCCTGGTGGAGAGGCTGGGGCTAGGCGGTAGCAAGGTGCAGGAATGGAAGGTAAAGCAAGAGGAGGTAACCCAGGCAACCGCTGCAACGGTCGCCCAGTACAGCAGTTTGCCGCCCAAGATAGATGATGCGAAAGCTGCTGCTAAGGAGCTGAAAGAAGCGCAAGATGCAGTGACCAAAGCGATCGAAGCCTCTGTTAAAGCAGCAGACAAGTTGGCGCAGAAACAGACCACCAAGGTTGACCAGGCGCTTCAGGTAGCACAGGCGCGGCTTCAAGCAGAAAATGCCATCAACGGTGTTCTGCTCGAACAGGCGCAGCGGCAGCTGGAGCTTGCGCAGAATGCTGACCAGCGTGCGGCTGCTGCACAGCGTATCTACGATCTCACAGTCGCTAACGCTGCCAATGAACTGAAGGCAACGCAGCTGGCAGTAGCAGCCGAGATCGAACGGGCGCAGATCGCTGCTCAGACTGCTGCATTGAAGGCCAAGGAAGTCGAGGCGGTGGTGGCGCTGGCCATTGCGCAGGGCGCCGTTACCCAAGCGCACTACGAGGCATTGGCGCTGCAGCGTGAAGCGGTTGACCTGGCGCAAGAGGCGCTGCGGATTGCGATTGTTGTAGGAGATCAGCAGCTGCGTGGCGCGAATGCCATTTACAAGGGCAAGGTAGAAGCAGCAGGCCTGGCCTACGAACAGAACAGGGTGTGGCAGGCTACGCAAGGCGCTGCGGATGCGGCTGGTACGTTCGCAAACAACATGGAGCGTGCTGCCGAGGCATCGGCATCGATCAGCAGCGGCGGCAGGGGTCGCCCGATGATCGACTTTGGCGAAGCTGGCAAGAATGCTGCGTTTATGCAGGAGTACCGCAAGACGATCGATGCCTACGCCGAACGTCAGCGCCAGCGGTTTACCGACAGGAACAACCAAGAGTACAACCGGATCATGGCGTACTTTTACGCGATGGCCGAGAAGTACAACCAGGCCAAGGCTGCGGAGAGCATGCAGTCATCGCAGAACGAATGGAACAAATATGCCGGCGGCGGGCGGGCGTCTGATGCGATGTCGCGCTACAGCGGGCAAGGCGGTGGCGGCGGAGAGTCGCAGGTCAATATCACGTACAGCGGAAACATCATCCGTACCGCTGATGGTGATTACGTTAGGACCAGTGGGGTCTCGGACATTGTGAGGCAGGCTGTCGGCAGAACGCTGGACCAGATCCGCCGTAGCCCAGGCATCCGCGCTGGGGTGGGGATGCGCTGATGACAGCAGCATTAGCGCAGTACCTGCGGGTGTTCTCCGACGCAGGCGACCAGCTCAAGGTTCAGAACTACTTCGTCAACCAAACGGTAGAGGGGTATACCTTCGCTGCGTTTGAGACTAGCGGCACCATCGTTAGCACTGGCACTGAACAGACAGGACTGACGGTAACGTTCGCGTATTCCAAGAAGCAACAGGATTTTGTCGATACAGCCTTTGCCAACCGCTGGCTGGTAGAGATGCTGATCTACCAGTTTGACCCCAGCGCCTTCCACCTGAAGAAGCTGATCACGCGGATGGTTGGCGAGGTGATCTCTACCGAGTTTGATCTGCAGACCATATCTTTTGGGGTGGGAAGCAGCCTTGAGCCCATAGGCGTACAGATCCCGCCGCGTAAGTTCACTGCCACACTCATCGGCACCCCGCCAACGACATGAGCTTTCAGTTTGACCGTGTTTACCCCCAAGGGCCTGTTGCGCCGACTAGCTCCAAGCTGCGCACTGACCTGGTAAAGGCGGACGAGTTTACGTCGTCCTACCTTGATCGCGGGCAGATCATTGCTGAGTTAGGCGACACGATCCCTGTGGTCTTCTGCAAGCGTGAGGATGCCATCGGCGGGGTGTTTGTTAGCCCTCCCGCCGTGCGGATGGGGTATACGACAACCTGCAAGACGATTAGCGGGAACGTTGCTTGTGTTGTGACCGACGGGGAATGCCCTGCGATAGCACGGGCTGACGTGTGGATGGGAACAGAGAAAAATGTCGTTAGCCCGGTTACGTCTTACGGTTCGATCCCCTCGTGGGTGAACGGGCTTATCAACGCACCCAAGCGGGTTTATACCGAGACGACAAGCTACCAGACTTCACCTGTTGCTAGCGGTGTACCTGCAGCTGGTCCACCTGTTGGCGGGTGGCTTAACGGGTCTGGCAGCATCGTGGTTTCTTCCAAGACTGACAGATGCAAGAGCTTCGTCGCTCGTGTTGGTGGGCTGTACCAGCTGCAGGGATTCGGCAACGGTCTCGACGGGTACCCTGCCACGATGTCTGGCGCAAGCTACCAGGGCACTGCAACAGCGCCCGATCCTGAAAACTATCGGTCTCATGCGCGGCTGCTGCAGCGGTCCTATGTATCTGGTTTTGTTCCCTGCCAGGTCCAGTGGACGCAAAACACGGTAAGAGATACGAACCCGGATTACCCACTGCAGGCAGCATACGAGGTTACGTTTAACAAGCCTAGAAGAAGCGCCAGCGTGTTATACCCAGGCAATGCTGTCGCGCCAATACCGCCAACTACAACGCAGAAGAACATCGATACGTGGTTGTCGCAGGCAACTGCAGGCGCGGGAGACAACGTGCGAGCGCTGAGTTCTGTCGCCTATTCTGGATCACGCGGGACTGGGTATATCGGCAGCGGCACAACCTTGGATGTTGTGGCAGATGACTTCGTTGTTCACGTCACGGAAATAAATGAGTATGACTGCCCGCTGGCTGATGGCATCCCGCAGACGGGGGGTACGGGCGGCAGCTTTGCAGGCTTGACCATGCTGTCGGTTTCCAGAACGTCTGATATCGAGCTGGGGCTTTACCTAAAGCAGATCCATGCGTTCATTCGTAACGGCATCATCGTGCCGAGGCTGATCGAGGGGACGAACGGCAGCTCGAACCTGCTGCCCGATTTGGTTCGGTACTTCATGCTGTCGTGCGCCAGGGTGCCCGCGCAGCTGGTTGATGATGACCGTCTGCGTAGTGCGGCGCAGTTCTGCCAAGCTAATAGCCTGTTCTTCAACGGTGCCATTAGCACCAACGCCAACCTGCGCGAGTGGGTCATGCAGGTTGCGCCGTTTTACCTTCTCCAGATGACGCAGGTCGATGGGCGGTTCGGGTTGAAGCCTGCATTACCTGTCGATGGCGCAAGCATCTCAACGCAACCGGTGACACCCGTACTGGAGTTCACGGGCGCGAGTATCATTGCTGGCAGCTTTACCCGAGCATCGGTAGATGCAGCCAGTTTGGCTCCGTTCGCTGCACTGGTGCTGTGGCGTGATCAGCCAGACAATGCGCCTGGCATGGTAAAGACTCTTGAGGTGCGGTACGCAGGCAGCGCCGTGGATGGTCCCTACGAAACCTACGACGGCAGTGAGTTCGTTACCAGTCAGGACCATGCCACCAAGGCGGGGCGCTTCTTCCTAGCTCAGCGGCGGCATATCACGCATACAGCATCGTGGCAGTCGAGCATCCAGGCGTCTGCTCTCAATCCTGGTGATGTCGTGCGGGTTACGCTGAGCACCGAGAACAGCAAGGATGGTGCTGGCATCTTCACAGAGCTGTACCAGATCGACAGCATCGAGGAAACGTTAGGAGGGCTTACGACGATCAATGCCAGCTTGTTCCCTATTGATGAGCAGGGCAGAAGCCTCGTAGCCTTGGATGTCGTTGGAGGTTCGTTCAGCTAATGGCCATCGCAGCATTCCCGCAGATCAAACCAACTGCACGCGCATGGGTGCCAGGACGACAGCCTTCCACGGCTTATACCTCGCTGTCGGGGCACGAGGTGCGTGTGCTGCATGGCAACATGGCAGTCGGCGCACGGCTTAGCCTGACCTTCTCGAATCTTGCAGAGGCAACAGGTCGTCTGATCACTGATCACTTTGCCTTGGCACAAGGCACATACGAAACCTTTGCGCTGCCTGCTGAGGTGTTCGCCGGCTTAGCCAGTTCAGGTTATATCGCACCAGCTGGAACAACGTGGCGGTACGACGGTGCCCCGAGCGTGTCGTATAAGGCGCCTAGCCTGCAGACAGTAACGGTCGAGCTGGTAGCGGTGCCGCTCTAGACTGACACCAAATCCCTAGGCAGGCATGGCCAAGCAGTATACGGGCATTGACGGGAGTCTCTACCTCAACAACGCGCGTGTGGCACGTGTCGCTGACTGGAGCCTGGAGTCTTCCGTCGAAACGCTGGAGATCACCAGCCTGGGCGATTTTGCCAAGGACTATGTGTACGGGGTGCAGTCGTTCAGTGGTTCAGCCACGCTGTTCTATTACGAGAATGCGAGCAATGCAATCGAAGGCGGAGGGTTGCTAGGGGATGTCTGGCGAACCACGCAGACGCCTACCGACCCGACGCATGTGCTGGAGCTGCGGCTGACGGGCGGCAGCAAGACCCGTTACGTCAAGTTCAAGGTAGCGCTGACTCAGGTGACGATCAGCGCTGCAGCAGGAGAGATTATCCAGGCGCAAGCTAGCTTCAATGTCTGCGGTGCGCTTCAAGCCGTTGTAATGAGCTGATGGCTATCTGGCTGGGTGAAGCTGGCGGCATCCGCCTTGAGCGGCTGCAAACCGATGCGGTGTATAGCTACGTCGATGCCAGTAGCGTTGATGTTGCCATCAAGCGGTTTGGCTTTAAGGATGCACCGCTTAGCCTGATTACAGGCGACCGCGTGTGGATCCAGCGCGTTGATGAGAGCGGCAACCCAGTCAGCAGCCCGCTGGATTTTGTGGCGCCGACTGGCTGGCCGGATGGTGTGCGGCACAACGATGGTGAATGGTTTGTCAACCAGGATCGTGTTGGCGGCATCCGCTTGTACAAGACATGGGAGGCGGCGCTAAAAGGGGCTATTGCTGATGCAGTGGCACTGGCTACACCCAGCAGTGAGTATCGCGTCAGCTACGAGGTAATCAAAGACCTGGCCGCCAACTGTCTGGCGCAGACGGTGAGCTGGACGTTAAACACCAACCGCGATGTAGCAGACTTCACCAGTCTTGGTGATGGGTTCAAGCAGCAACAGGGCACGCTAGTGTCGGGCAGCGGTGAGCTGGACTGCTTATTCGATGTTCCCATCGATGACAGCTGCGAAGGGTACGGCAACAAGGAAGTGTCAATGTATCTGCATCAGCTGGTGCTGCGGCAAGAGCTGGGCTCGACGTTTCGCGGCGTGTTCCTACTGAAGCGCAGCGGGGCGATTCCGTTGGGTACGCTGCTGGACCCGGTAAACGTAAACCGTGAATTGTTCTACGTTGCCGATTGCGTAGTAACCAATGTCGCCACGGAGCTGATCCCAGCGGAGCCCGTCCACAGCAAAATCCAGTTTGTCACGACTGGGCCAATCCAGCTGTTGTATGACTACCCCAGCGGCTACCTGCTGCAGGAGCAACCACCAAACGGCAAGGTGCTACAGGAGTCCGGGTTCGGGATTCTGCTAGAGACCCCCGATTAGACTGCCTTTAACAAGTGGCTGGATTTCGCTGTGGCTGACCAGAGGATTACGCAGCTTGCCCCTCTGGCAGCTGCAGCTGCACAGGGGGCGGTTGACGTTCTTCCCGTAGCGGATGTCAGCACTGCTGAAACCAAAAAGATCACACTGGCAGATGCTGTTGTTTCGGGCATCGCCGCAGCGCCTAACGGCAGCGTGCCAGGGGCAAAGCTGGTTGCTAATTCTGTTACCAGTTTGGAGGTGGCGCCCAATGCCATCACCGCTGTCGAGTTGGCTGATGGTGCCGTTGACACAACAGCGCTGCAGAACCTGAGCGTTACAGCAGCCAAGATCGCAGCTGACACAATCACAGCAGCGCAGGTAGCGCCCAATGCCATTGGCGCGTCGGAGCTGGCGAATGGTGCCGTTGATACGGCTGCCATTGCTGATGGCGCCACAACTTACGCCAAGATCCAAGCGGTCAATACCGATCGCCTGCTGGGTCGGGTCACGACTGGCGCTGGCGTTGTCGAGGAGGTTGTCTGCACCGCAGCAGGGCGGGCGTTGCTGGATGATGCCGATGCAGCGGCACAACGAACCACGCTGGGCCTGGGCACTCTTGCCACGCAGAGCGGCACGTTTAGCGGCACCCATTCAGGCAGCTCTTCAGGGACGAACACGGGCGATCAGACGATCACGCTGACCGGACCTGTTACAGGGTCTGGCACGGGCTCGTTTGCAACCACCATTTCAGCGGGTGCCATCAATACGGCTGCCATTGTTGATGGCGCGGTGACTGCAGTCAAGATTGCTGCGGATGCCATTACGGCAGCGCAGATCGCGCCTAACGCCATCGGCGCATCGGAGTTGGCAGGCGCCAGCGTTGACACCGCAGCGCTGCAAGACAATTCTGTTTCTACTGTCAAGCTGATCGACGGAGCTGTTACGTCAGCCAAGTTGGGTGCTGGCGCAGTGACAGCTGCCGCGATGAGTGCTGGCAGTGTCACGACAGCCTCGATCGCAAATGGTGCGGTCACTAGCGCGAAGCTGGCTGCGGACCTTGATGGCAGCAAGTTTCTGCCCCAGGCTGCCAGTACGGTGCTGGCAGGCCCAGCAACAGGCGCAGCAGCTGCTCCTACATTCCGAGCACTTGCGCCGGCCGATCTTCCTGTTGGCACAGCGGCGAATGTTGGCGCAGTCAAAATCCCATCTGCAGGTGGGTTAGTCGTTGATGGCAGTGGTGCTGTCAGCCTTGGGGTAACAGTTGCAGCTGGGACGAAGCCTGTCGTCACCTACGACAGTTTTGGGCGCGTTACGGCTGGGCGTGCGCTAGTAGCAGGCGACCTGCCGCTTGCTACGACTGCAGCGGTTGGCGCGGTTCGAGTTGCAGCCACTGGTGGGATTGCTGTCGATGCAAACGGGGAGATTTCACTGGGCACGACGGTAACTGCAGGCACAAGTCCTGTTGTCACCTATGACTCAAAAGGACGTGTCACTAGCGGTCGTGCGCTAGCGGCAGGGGATTTGCCAATTGCTACAACTGCAGCGGTTGGCGGCGTCCAGGTTGGCTCCGGATTGTCGGTGGATGCGGCAGGGCTTGTCACTGTAAATCTGAGGCCGTCTGATGTCCCCGGCATTGACGCCAGCAAGATTACTAGTGGCACGCTTGCAACCACGGTGATACCCGACCGGGGAATCACGCAGGAAAAGCTGGCTAATTACTCTATCGCGTTCATTCAGGAAGCATCGCCTCCTGCCGCGAGTGTTTACCACCACGGCATGCTGTGGTTCCAGGAGAGCACTGGCCAGCTGCGGATGTGGAACGGCAACAGCTGGTTCCCCGTAGGATTCGGGCGTCTAAGTGCAGAGAACCTCCGCTATTGCGGGACGTTTGATGCGGCAACTGGCACCGTCACTGGGGTGACGCAGTTTGGCACCACCGAGGGATTCAAGATCGGTGATGTCATCCCTTCTGCGACGGATGCCAAAAGCGGGGTTTACTTCGTTTGCACCACGCCGGGCAACGGCACACCTGTTGCTACAGGCGTCACGTTCGACAACGGCGACTGGATTCTATGTAACGGTCTGACTGCCGGCTGGGTGCGTGTTGACACGCTGAGCGGCGGCGGCGGCGGCGGCGGGGCTAGCAATCTTGACGACCTGCTCGATGTCACGCTGACTGCACCAGCAGCAGGCGATGCACTGGTGCTGGGTGCTGGCGGGCAGTGGGTGAACCAGGCGCCTGCCAGCGCTAGCACGACGGTTGCTGGGCGGATCAGTCTGGCTACACAGGCCGAGGTGGATGCTGGGACAGATGCACTGAAAGCGGTGACATCCAAGACCCTGCAGGATGCTGTGCTGAACGGGGGCAGCTATTGATGCCGACCTAGGCTGATCGAAGCGCGGTACGCGCCTGTACATCAGCCTGGGGAGGTTACCTGTGCCTAAGTTCAAGCTCAAGCATTCCAGCGTTGCTGATAAGGCACC